CTTTTGGGGCTTACCGGCTTCCATTTCCTTGGCAATGTTCTTACCCATTGCCTTGGGCATCATTGACTTAATCAACGGCATTACGATGCACAGTGGATGATCGAAAAGTTGATAATTACGGCTTCGGAATATGAAGTAGAAGCGGTCAAGTTACGCAAGGTAATTAAGGCAGAACCGGCAGCTAGGTAAGAAACATAAGTGGTATAAGCACCGGCGGCGCTACCAGTAGTGTTACTGGAAATGTTCACAATGATTGTGTCGTTGATTGAGATTGTGCTGTTGGTTAAGGTAAACGAAACGGCAGTAGCGCCAGCCAGCGCAGCGGTGTCCATTGTGATGCGACCAGCAGATTTGTTCAGCGTTACGCCAGTTGCTTTGCTAGTAATTTGAGTGACCGCGCCTTGGGCGGCAGCGGAATAACCGATTTCTTGGGATGCGTAACAAGTAGTGAATTCGGGGTCGCTGTATGCAACGCCAATAGCAACGGAATTAGACATGGTTAGTTCCTTCAGGGTTAGGCCAATAGTGGCACAGGGTTTATTTTAATCACACTTCCACAACGGCGCAAATGTCCGCTTCTTGGATAATTTGGTAATCCTGGTCATTCACACGGTGAACGGGCCAATTAAGGTAATCCCCATTCCCATACTTCACAAAGTCCCCCACTTGGGCTTCCCGCACTTTGGGGCCAACCGCCACAATTGTGCCTTCGTTAAAGGGTTCTTTGTTGTTAATGTAGATGATGTCCGACAAATGCCGTGTCTTGGGCCGGATCACTACTCGATCATTTAGTGGCTTAAACATCGGATTTCTTTGTATATTTTCGTTTTAGGCGGGGCATCACTACGTCCCGTGTTTCATCGGTCATGATGTCGTAGACCGGCAAAACCCTAATTTTGGGTTGGCTTGGCTTGTATTGCCCGCACCAATCCGTTTCGTGCTTATTTTGCTGCGCCGGATAAAGCCTACAAATACCCATGATTTGCCGGTTTGCAAAATATTCGCAATTTCCGCATCTAAAATCTTCCGTAGCCATTCAAAACCTCCATTTTTGCTTGGTTAGTAAACCCTACCGTTGTCGGACGGTTTGGGTTTACGCTTATTGAGAGCATTTGCGGTCATGGACATACGCCACACCGCTAGTCTTGCCGCTATCAAATTTCTTGTCCGACCCGCATTGATTGCTTTGGGCCACGGGGATGTTCTTGCTTGCGCTTCCACGTTCCATTGCCATGTTCACGCTAGCGGGAAGTTTGCAAGTAGTACCGTATTTTCCATTTTCCATGATTTTTCCTATTTCAAGGTTAAAAGATACAAGGTTGAATTTATCAGGTCGGCAATTTCGTCAACGATGTTTTGCAATTCGGTGTCTTGGGGGATTTCGCCACGGGCTTCTTGGACAAATTCTTTCAATTTGGTCAAATATTCGGTTGGCGATTCTTTGGGTTCGTGCAATTCATCGGGGAATTTCATCATCCTGGTCGCATACCGGCCTTGGTAGCTTTCCGCTAATCCGTCCGCAAGATCAACAATTTTTGGGTAAAACTTGCCCAATGCCTTGTGAACGCTGTACTCTTTTGTCTGCAAATGCTGAAAATGCGTAATCGTTCCCGCATGGAATAAGGTCGCAACAAATTGTGAAACTTCTTCGTTCATAGTGGCACTATATCAAAGATTTGGGGCAAATGCATCGGTTATTTCCGAAATTGGCACTTTAGCGGGCCATTTACGGGTCGCCAATAGAAGCAAAACCGTCCGGTGATGGGCTTTAAACCATAAATCTTGCCGTTCTTCCTTGTCCATGTCCGCGCCTTGGTCTAAAGCGGCGTGGCAAGTAAAGCACAGGCTGGCAACCAGGTTGTCATCGGCTTTGACCGCTTTTCCCTTGCCGCCGCCCCAATTTATGTGTGCCGCGCACACCGTCCCATCTTCCGCGCCGCAATGTTGGCAAGCTATTGTGCGACACGCTTCAAGCAACGCCTTAGACCGAACGTACTTATGTTTCGGGAATTGCACGGAACTTTACCCCTTGTTGCGTCCCAAATGCCGTTGATAGTTCTATCATTTCGGTCATTTCGGCTACGGTCATATTGCTAGTACGCGCACCAAGAACAACAAACCCGCCCTCAATGCCTGGCACAACCTTTTGTTGTTTCAAGGCGGCGGTAAGCACATCCTTCCATTCTTCCTTGTGCAATTTGTTGCCGTACCAATCCACTTGTTCGGCAATGTCCGTCAAGTTTGCCCACATTAAGCGGTTTTGTTCGTTACTTCGCATCTATAACCCTTAAAGCCGATAAAGCGGCTTCCGGCCCGTCAACCCTTGCCAGCGTACCACCCGTCCAATTTGCAAAAAAATCGTGCTGTAGGGCCGTTAAAGGCTTTTTAGGGCCGGTTTTTACTTCCATCAGCAGTGTCCTATCTTTGTAGCCCACTAACAGGTCAACAGGTAGGCCAATTATCCAAACGTAAGCGCCCGCCGCCCGCAATGCGGCTATTACTTCGCTTTGATTTTTGTCTACCCTTGCTGCGTGTCTCATGCCGACATCCTCAACGCATCACGCGCCATTTGGACGACCGCCACCGGCCTTTTAACTCCATCGGCATATTCTTTCAATATTTTGTGCGCCCATGCCTTTGGGTCTACACCTGGCCCCATCCGAAATGGCGTAAGTTTTGCCAATTCTTGCTTTACACGTTCGGGGTCAGCCGGTGGGCTAGGCAACTGCGGCTTTTCCACCGCTGGCGCTTGGTAGCACAGGTTTTTAAATTGCACCAAGTTTGGCGGTCTTTCGGGAAGATGGTCAAGCGCCCAAGAAATAGACATCATGGATTCCTTGCTTTTCAGAAATCCCGATAGTTCATGCATCCAATGTGATTTGATTTCGTTTAACGGCGCTGACCCTAGCGAATTGTCCCAAGAAATGCCGTAGGTCATGGACAAGCGTTCAAACAGGCGGTCAATTGGTTGCGTCATCTTCTAACTCCAAAAATGGTTTTATTTCTTCGCCTTGCGTTCTTCCGGTCATGGCTTCCCAACGGGCGCGTTTGAAATCGTAATCTTTTTCGGCAAAAGACTTTTGTTCGCTTTTGTCTTTCAACCAATCGGCTTTAAACCCCGTCCATCCCCGCATACAACAAGTTTCCAATGCTTCTTGAAGGCTAATTCCTGCTTTCTTGGATTCCCTTGCAATGCCATCCAATGCACTTTGCGTAACCGCTGCGCGTTTTGTTTTCCGCAATATCAACCAATCTTGCCAAACACTATCAGCTACGCCGCTAGGCGTTGCTACTGTATTCTTCTTTGTAGATAAAGTAGTAGATGAAGAAGAAGAAGAAAAAGAAGAAGAAGATGAAGGGGTTGATTTTTGTTTATCCTCAATCTCAACCTCATGGTTATCCTCATGGTTAACCTTCAATGCAGGGTTTCCACCTAGTTTTCCACCTTCTGCCCGCTTGTTTCGCAGGATTTCGTCTCTGACCATGCGCTTGGAATAAATTTCGCCGCCTTCACCCAATTCGTAAACGCCAGCTTCGTAAAGTTCCTCAAGCCAATCAATTACATCCTTTAAGGTTGCACCAACCATAGATGCAAGGTTGGTTGAAAGGATAACCTTGTTGCCAACCTTAAGGTGTCCATAAGGATTACCTTCATGCATGAAACAAATCATGTCTATCCACAATCCTCTAGCTCCCATTGAACATGATCTAAGCGCCGTGTCCCGCAGCCAGTCGGCTGGGTAAAACTGAAACGATGGTCGCTTCATAGTTAAGTCTCCAAAAAAAAAGACTTAGGCGGGACACTCACCGTTTCCGGTGTTGGCGGACTAGTCAGCACTAGCAGTATCCCGTCTAAGTCTTGCTGAAAGAATCCCCGCCAAGGGATGCCAAAATCTTACTCCACTTTTGCAGCTTCTGCAATCTGTTTCTTGTACTTGTACCGCAGCACCTGTTCCCAGGCTTTAGGTACGCCACGCCGCCGCCAGTTGCTTACAACCGACTGTTTAACGTCAAGAAGGTACGCCAAGCGGCCTGTGCCGCCAGCATGGTTTATTGCTATTTCTAAGATGTCCATCCCCTAACTATATCACATCTGTGAACAGGTCTATTAGGGAAATCCCTAGTACAAATAAATGAAAAAAAGTTAAAAAAGGGGTTGTGGGCTTCACATTTGTGATATTATCCTTCCATGCCGCAACATCCCGTAGCGGTCTTTTTAGGAGTTAACATGAAAGTTTCTTACATCGTAGAAGTTGTCTCAGGACAGCCATTTGTGCCAGGCGACTACCGCTTGGAATTCACCAGCCTCACCAATGCACTTAAAGCAGTCAACTTGCTTATCAAGCGCGGATGCCATATCCAAATGTTTGCTTCTAATGCAACAGGAGAAAAAGCATGAGAGAGATACACGTTCTACTAACCGAATTCCGCGAAGCACTATTGCGCGGTTTCATTCCCCCCTTGGAAATGGCACAGTTGCTAAACGACATGAACTGGTCGCTTACCAAGAACTTCCCCGACATCCATACCGGCTTGTCCGACAACCTGGATGACGTTAGCGACAACCTTTGGACAGCAATTCAACAATTTGGGTCACATGATGAATAAAAAATTAGCAGACATTACGCTTGCCATGGCTATCGGCATCTTTTTAGCTTACGCACTTGTATATGGATGGTCACTATGAAAGTTTACAAAGCAATTAACGCCGTTCAGTCTGAACTGGCAATCCTTGGCATCACAAAGAACCGCCGGAACCAACAAGGTAGCGGTTACAACTTTCGCGGCATTGATGATGTTTACAACACGATTGCACCTTTGTTGTCAAAACATGGATTGTGCATCTTGCCTCGCGTCTTATCGCGTGAGTGCATTGAACGAATCAGCAAATCAGGAGGCGGCTTGTTCTATGTCACAGTAGATGCAGAATTTGATTTTGTATCCGCAGAGGATGGCAGCAAACATACGGTTAAGACGTTTGGCGAGGCTATGGATAGCGGAGACAAGGCTACTAACAAAGCAATGTCAGCGGCATACAAATATGCTTGTTTCCAAGCATTTAGCATTCCCACAGAGGCCGACAATGATGCAGATGCCCACACGCATGAACTTCAAAAGTCCGAACCAAACTTAAAGTTTATCGAAGAACAATTAAAGGTCATGGCTACCTGTGCAACCGTTGACGAATTAAAACTTGCTTACAACGGCGCTTATGCTTGTTGTGATGGCGACCAAGGATTGCAAGCCAAAGTGATTACCGCTAAAAACAAACGCTACAAGGAGATTACAAATGCTTGATTTACCAAACGCATGGCCTGGCCTAATGGAACAAGGCACGGACGAATGGTTTACCGCCCGCATAGGCAAAGTGACCGCTAGTAGAGTTGCAGACCTAATGGCTAAGACCAAGACCGGCTATTCGGCATCACGCGACAACTACATGGCGCAACTAGTTTGTGAAAACCTTACCAAAACCAAAGCGGAAGGATTTACCAATGCCGCAATGGAATGGGGAACGGAACAAGAACCATTTGCACGGGCGGCGTATGAGGCCAAAACGGGCGTAATGGTTGAGGAAGTAGGGTTTGTGCCACATCCATTAATTGAGTGGGCTGGCGCTTCCCCTGATGGCCTTGTTGGGCCTGATGGTCTAGTGGAAATCAAATGCCCTAACACGGCAACCATGATTGATACGCTACTGACCGGAAAAGTGCCTGGCAAGTACAACGTGCAAATGCAATTCCAAATGGCTTGCACGGGTCGCCATTGGTGCGACTATGTGGTATTTGACCCAAGGATGCCCGCCAAAGCGCAACTATTTATTAAACGGGTTTTCCGTGATGATGCTTTTATTCAAGAAATGGAAGCGGAAATTGTCAATTTCTTAGCCGAAGTAAACGTGCAAATTCAACAACTTAACGCAATCATTGAAGGTAATTAATTATGTCTAAGATCAAAAAAGAAATTTCTGTAATTAGCGGCAAATACACCAATGCCCAAGGCGTAGCCAAAAACCGTTATGCCCGCATTGGATCAATCATTGAAACCAAGTCCGGCGATATGCTCAAGATTGACAACGTGCCTTTAGTCGCTGGCGGCTGGGACGGATGGGCTTATATTAATGAACCAAAACCCAAAGATGACAGTTTCCCTAAAAATGATTTTGATTCTGTACCTTTTTAAGGAGGCCACATGGAACACTATCGCGCTAGAAACACCGACCCAATAACTAGTTGGCAATCGGCTGACGAAGCAAAAGAACTTGCTAAACAACACGCTACCGTAATTCTTAAAACTTTGATGGAGCAAGGCCCGCTTGGTAAAGACGGAATTGCATTCTTTGCGGTGCTTGATGGCAATCAGGTAGCCAGGCGCTTGCCCGAAATGGAGCGTGATGGTCTAGTTGGGTTGACAGGCAAAACTGTAAAGTCTATGGCTAAACGTGCTGAAAGGGAATGGTATGCAATTTCTTAAATTTTTGAAGGACTACTACCGCAATTTGACGCCAGCAGAGGTTATCCAGCGAGAGCTTGCTTGTGCCCACCTAGACCGCCTTGAGGCTGAGATTTCAATTGAGTACGCCCAAGCAGTGCTAAACATGAATATGACCCGCATTGAGCAATTAAACACACGTTTAAAGGAATACAAATGACTTGTTGTGACTACGGAAAATGCACCAATGGCCCTGACTGTCCAATACGCAAGCAGCGCATCAAGGAAGTCAATGATGCTTACGCAAACGGCTTCA